GCGTATGGCATTTTTCAATTTATGCCTACGACTTGGGGGAACTACAAAGTTCACAAGACCTCAGATGCAATAAAGCAGATCAACTATGGCTTGCACTATATTTCTGTTCGCTACGGCTCTATATGTAGGGCTTGGACTCACGAACAGAAATTTGGCTGGTATTGAAACAAGAGATAGTTCGATTAGTAGAGGAGAGGGCTGGTAATTACTGCGAAACCTGTGGTAAGCCAGCCCTTGAATCTATGGCGTTGCACCATAGGAAACTCAAATCGCGTGGAGGCAAAGACTCGGTATCAAATCTCATCCGAGTTCACCATTCTTGTCACAATCTAGGAAATCACAGTATTCACGGTAATCCCTCTTTAGCCACAGAACGCGGGTGGATGGTCAGTAGTTGGGATGAACCCGAAAATGCCAAAATGCTCAGACCCGATGGTTGTTGGGTGCTACTTGGAAATGACGGTAGCGTAGAGATCGTGTAATGTAATCTTTCCAAGACGAAAGGCAAAATTATGCAACTCAACCAAATTATTATCGAAGGCAATCTAGGGGCTGACCCTGAAATGAAGATGTTTAAGGAAGAAACACTCGCAACATTCTCTCTAGCTCATACTCCACGCACTAAAGTTAATGGTCAATATGAAGATGGAGATACAACTTGGTTTCGCGTAACCTTTTGGAATAGCAAATCTGATGCCGTACTAGAGAACCTTAAGAAAGGTGATCGCGTTATGGTTATTGGCAAAGTGACTCAATCTACTTACACCAACAAATCCGGGGAAGTTAAGACCTCACTTGAGATCGCTGGCACTAACTTCTATATGACCGCTAAGACACCTGCTCGCCAAGCACCTGTAGTTCACGCTAACAAGCAAGATTTCCTCACCGAACTACCTAATATGACTAGAGAGTTCCCAAATTGGTAGAAGAACTATGGGATACCGCTAAGGTTATTGAGCACCTCGGTATCAACATTAACAATTTGCGCCAACTTCAATATCGCCGAACAATCGCGTGGGTAAAGAAGGAGGGCAAGAGAGTTTTTTATTCCGCAGACGATGTTAAGGCTTACAAGAAGGTGCGAGAAGCGCGCAATAAATGACTAAGCGCGTGGTTATGTTCTCAGGTGGTATTGGCTCTTGGGCTACTGCCAAAATTGTTGCTGAACGCTATGGCACAGATGACCTGTATTTGGTGTTTGCTGATGTCAAGGGAAGCGCAACCGACCCGCACATAGGGGAAGATGAGGACACCTATCGCTTTATTGAAGAATCTGTTGCCAACATAGGTGGAACCTATATCTACCTCAACGAAGGTCGAGATATTTGGCAATTATTTGAAGATCAAAAGTTTCTTGGCAATTCACGAGTGGCTAATTGCTCAAAACTTCTTAAGCAACGACCAGCTCGTAAATGGCTCAAGGAAAACTGCGACCCTGCCGATACTGTAATTTATGTAGGGATTGACTGGACTGAAACTCATCGTTTGCCAGCAATCGTTCGTAATTATTTGCCATACAAGGCAGAAGCACCTTTGTCTGAACCTCCTTACCGCGACAAAGATGAACTTATCCAATGGGCTAAAGACGAAGGATTAAATACCCCTCGCCTTTATGAAATGGGATTTGCTCATAACAACTGTGGGGGTGGGTGTGTTCGCGCCGGGCAAGGGCAATTCAAAAAACTTCTTGAAACAATGCCTGAAAGATTTGCTACTTGGGAAGCCAAGGAACAGCATTTAAGAGCAGTCATTGGGCAAGATGTTGCAATCCTGAATGAAGTTGTCAATGGGGTTAAAAAGCCATTGCCGCTCATTGAATTACGCAAAAGGGCAGAAGCCTCACCAATGCTTATAGATGAATTTGACATAGGTGGGTGTGCTTGCTTTGTTGAATTTGATGATGAAACTGACGGAGTGACAGTAGAAACAGTAAAATGAATCCTATGATTATTGAGCGAGATGTAATAACGATTGCCGATATAGATGAAGCAATCGCGCATCTTGCTGTGATGCTCAAGGACAGGTACGGCAATAGGCTGACTCATCAACGCAAGGCATTTCTGATGAGTGAGATGGACAGTCTGCTGGATGCCCGATTGGAAGCATTAAATGAGTCGAACAACAATCCTGAGTGAAGTCATCCAAAATGCAATGGTCGAGGCTATAGAAGCAGGTAACTACGCTTCAACCGCAGCCGAATCTGTTGGCATTTCATCCTCGACTCACTATCTATGGATGTCTAAAGGCGAAGAAGGAATTGAGCCTTATGTGGGATATATGGAGGCTATTAAAAAAGCTGAGGCAGAAGCAGAAATGTCGGCAGTTCGTAATATCAAAACTCACGCTGCTGATAACTGGACTGCAAGCGCGTGGTACTTAGAGCGCAAGTTTCCCGATAGATGGGGTCGTAAAGACAAACTCACCCAAGAGATTTCAGGTAAAGACGGCAAACCCCTTCAAGTTGATTCCAAGTCGCTCGTACTCGCTATGTTAGGTCACGCACCCGCGCAAATTGAGGATGCTGAAATCGTAAATGAGAGTAGCGATGGCACAGAGTCTATTTGAGCAATTAAAAGACCTACCTGCCGATCAAGCCACTCAGCATTTAGAGTCTTTACCTAAGGAAGCATTAGACGATCTCACTACATCGCCTTGGTGGTTTATAGGCAGACCTGAGCAACAAGAGCCTGTGGGCAACTGGAACATTTGGCTAATCCTTGCTGGTCGTGGTTGGGGTAAATCTCGTACTGGCGCGCAATGGATAGTAGATCAAGCTCTAAATCATCCTAAAGCCCCTGACCTAGCACCTACTGAATGGGCGATTATTGCTGAAACTTTTAGTGATGCTCGAAAGATATGCGTAGAAGGTGCAAGTGGCGTTTTGCGCGTGTTGAAAAATATGCGCTTAGTTGAAGGCACAGACTATGAATACAACAAATCGTTGTGGCAGATCATTTTCAAAGACGGACAAAAGATTCACCTCTTTGGCGCAGATAACCCTGATGCTGGTCGAGGACTTAACCTTTCAGGGATATGGGCTGATGAGATAGCGAAATGGAGATACCCCTATGCGACTTGGTATGAAGGTATTGCGCCGGCTTTGCGTATTGGTGAGAAGCCAAGAGCCTGTATTACAACAACCCCTAAGCCCATCACACTCTTGCGTGAGTGGATTAGCCGCACAGATGGGTCAATCTTTGTCACTCGCGGTTCGACCTTTGACAACGCAACAAACCTCTCACCTGCTGCATTGCTTGAATTGCAAACTCGCTATGCTGGAACGAGAATCGGTAGGCAGGAACTTTACGGCGAATACTTAGATGAGTCAGATTCAGCTTTATGGACTCGCGCTCTGATTGAAGAAGCCCGAATTAAACCTGAGGATGCACCGCCTTACTATCGTGTCGTAGTTGCTATTGACCCTGCGGTAACGAGTAGTGAGTCAAGCGATGAAACAGGCATAGTCGTAGCAGGTGCTACTCCCGATGGGCATTACTACATTCTTGAGGATGCTTCTATGCGCGGAACTCCCGAAGCGTGGGCGCGTAAAGCCGTTGAAATGTATCGCAAACACAAGTGCGACAGAGTAATCGGTGAAGCCAACAATGGCGGGGATATGATCGAAGCCTTATTGCGCCAAGTAGATGCAACTATCCCTTATCGCAAGGTTCACGCATCACGCGGTAAGAAAGTCAGAGCCGAACCAGTATCAGCACTTAGCGAACAATTACGACTTCATTTTGTTGGTAGCAACTTTACTCAGCTTGAAGATCAGTTAGTTACTTGGGAACCGGATAGCGATTCATCTCCCGATCGTATGGATGCAATGGTGTGGGCTGTTACTGATTTAATGTCGAACTCAGGTGCGTTGCGCTCGCTTGCTGCTATGGCTGATTTTTGTCCATCTTGTAGATTGCCATTAGTTAAGGGAACAAAAGTCTGCCCTCGTTGCCAAACCGCTATAATTCCAAAAGATAATTAAGGGGTTTCAATGGCATCTGCTTACAATCCAGTCGTTAATCAAGGCATAGATTTAATCTTCACCGTCACTTGGACAGACTCAAACGGTGCGCCTATTAACCTTACGGGGTACACAATTAAACTTGCCGTAAGCAATCAAGTAACCTTAAGTAACCTTTTGACTTTACAGATCGGCTCAGGCGTAACCGTTTCATCGCCATCAACAGGCGTAGCGCAATTTCAGATTACAGGCACACAAACAACTGCTCTTGGCGTAGGAACTTATTACTACGGCATCAAAGCTACTTCTGCTGGCGGCATTAACTACGACTGGTTAGACGGCAACCTCACTATCGCTCAGGCGCGTGTATGACCGACAATATAACCGTCACTAATACGATTCAGAATGTCACGGTTACTAATCAGCAACCCAATATCACCGTTGCTGCCGTTGGCCCACAAGGCCCACAAGGCCCATCAGGTTCATCTGCCGTTTTCTACACTTTCAACCAAGCAACACCTTCTGCAACTTGGACAATCACTCATAACCTAAGTGGCTACCCAACAGCAGTAGTTCTTGACTCTGCTGGAACACAATGCGAAGGCACTTTTTCATATCCCACCAATCAGCAAATGGTAATATCATTTACTGCAGCCTTTAGCGGTACTGCTTACATAATCTAGGAGAATAAATGTCGCGTAAATTTTTAGTCAATATCGACCTTAATCAAAACCAACTTCTCAATGCGGCTATTCAAAACCTAGCGACTGCTCCATCATCGCCAGTATCAGGTCAGGTTTATTACAACACCTCTACTAAGGCTCTTTACATTTATGATGGCTCGAACTGGAATCAAGTTGGCGGTATCACCTACGGCACACTCTCAGCTCGCCCAACCGCTTCATCAGTTTCAGCAGGAACTTTCTATTACGCAACAGACAATTATTTGCTTTACTACAGCAACGCTTCAACTTGGCAGCAAGTAGATAACTTCGGCACAGGTCAATCAACAACTACATCTGTTGCTGGTTCTTCTGCTGACGGAACATCTACAAACTTTGCTCGCGCCGATCACGCACACGCTGGCCCCGGCTTTGGAGCAGTAACATCACAGACAACATTTGGTGGTTCATCCGCTAACGGAAGCGCAACAACCGTTGCTCACTCAGATCACACACACGGCACACCTTCACTCGGCTCATCTACACCCGGCGCAGTTGCTTCAACATCAGGTGCGGCTGGCTCTGCATCAACAGCGAGCGCAAGCGATCACACACACGGATTAACACCTGCAAATTTTACGCTTGATACTTTTGGCGCACCTGCTGCCAATGTGTCTTTTAACAGCAAGAAGATCACAAACCTTCTTGACCCAACAAGCGCACAAGATGGTGCTACTAAAAATTATGTAGATAGCGTTGCACAAGGATTAGATGTAAAAGGTTCTGTTCGCGCAGCAACAACAACCGCAGGAACACTTGCTACTTCTTTTGCTAATGGTCAGGTCATTGACGGAGTAACACTTGTAACAGGTGATCGCATCCTGATTAAGAACCAAGCAACACAATCAGAAAACGGCATCTACACAGTCAATGCAAGCGGCGCACCAACACGCTCTACCGACTTGAATACAGGTACAGAAGTACCCGGAGCATTTACCTTTGTCGAAGAAGGAACAACCCTTGCCGATACAGGTTGGGTATGTACCACTAACGCACCTGTAACAATCGGTTCTACTAATATCGTCTTTGCTCAATTCTCAGGCGCAGGAACTTATGCTGCGGGTAATGGTCTTAGCCTTTCAGGTAACACTTTCAGCTTTAACCCAACCGCATCAGGTGGCTTACAGGCTGCATCAGGTGGCGCATCTATCCTGCTACAGACCAACTCAGGTTTAGCGACTACTTCAAGCGGATTAGCCGTAGGTGCTGGAACAGGTATCAGCGTTGGAACTAATACGGTTTCTATTGACACCGCCGTTGTAGCTCGTAAGTTCTCACAGACTCTCTCAACATCATCTACCTCTTACACCATTACGCACAACCTTGGAACATTAGATGTTATTGTTCAGGTTTACACCGTATCCGATGGTTCAGAAGTTATTGTTGATAACCTAAGAGCCACAACAAATACAGTTACTTTGAACTTCTCAGTTGCTCCATCTGCTAACGCATATCGCGTAGTCATTCTCGGATAGTTTCTCAGCGTGTGGTGCGCTATCATTACGATAGCCTGAACCACAAGGGGCATTAACGAGGAGCAGACACATGGGTCTAATTGACCGTCTAGCAAAAGCAGTAGCAGATCAGATTGAAAAAGCACCAAATGTGAACTTGCCAGCAGGTGCAGTTGTGATGAGCGAACAAGATATGCGTAACGCTAATCAGAATCAGACTTACGGACAACAAACACCGCTATTGCGTAACCCTCTTATGTCAGGAGTGCCATTCGGCCCCGGACAACCTATCTTGCCGGGCGCGATCAACCCACTACGACCTGATGGNAGACCTGACCCACGCCGTTACGAATATCAAGTTGCGCAAAACTTAAACATTGGTAGTGAGCAGAAGCTCGTACAGTTCAAAACTCTTAGAGGCGCAGCAGAACAGATTGACATTGCTCGCCGTTGTATNGAAGTTCTTAAGGCAAAGATTTCAGGTATGGATTGGGATATTGTCATCTCAGAAAACGCCTCAGAGAAGATCATTGCTGAAATTGGTGGCGATCACACACGCGCTATGTCCACCGCGCGCGAAAAGTTTTCAGAGGAAATCTATCGCCTAAGAAGTTTTTGGGAGAACCCTGATCGTTCAAATGGATTGACCTTTATTGACTGGATGATGATGGCACTTGAGGAAATCCTTGTGCTTGATGCTTGGGCTATTTGGCCTCAAAAAACTGTAGGTGGAGATTTATACGGATTCCAAATCCTTGATGGCTCAACTATTAAGCCAATGCTTGACGATCGCGGTATGCGCCCAATGCCTCCACAAGCCGCTTACCAACAAATTCTTTACGGCTTCCCTCGCACAGAGTTCCAAGCAAACAGCGATGACCCTGATGCAGATGGTGAGTTCACATCAGATGACTTGTCTTACTTTGTTCGCAACCGTAGAGCTAACTCTGTTTATGGTTCATCACCTGTAGAACGCGCTCTACCTTTGCTTGACCTTTACTTGCGCCGTCAGCAATGGCTACGCGCCGAATACACCGATGGCGTAACACCTGAAATGATGCTGACTTCTGATGCTGACTTCGGTAACGACCCATTGGTAATGAAGCAGTATGAAAACATCATTAACGATAACCTTGCAGGACAAACAGAACAGCGTAAGCGCGCTCTTATCTTGCCAGCAGGTCTAACGCCACAATTCTACGAAGGCTATGGCGAGAAGTTTAAGTCTGCTCTTGACGAATATCTCATCACCTCAATCACAGGTCACTTTGGCGTATTGCCAACCGAAATCGGATTCTCTCAACGCGGTGGCTTAGGTTCATCAGGTCATCAAGCAGGAGAAGCAATGGCAGCGCAATCTATTGGTGTTGCTCCACTTGCTCAATGGATTGGCAGGATGCTGACAAACATCTCCTATACCTATCTTGGTATGCCACGCGAACTTGAGTTTAAGTTTATGGTTGAAGATGCCCACGATACAGAAGTTGAGGCAAAGAAGTCTGACCTTGAAGTACGCGGTGGAGCTAAGACTCTTAATGAACGCCGTACCGAACTAGGTTTGCCACTTCTTGATACCCCTGCTGCCGATCAGCCAATCCTTGTTGCTGGCAATGGCGTGTATCTATTCTCACCTGACGGAATTGTTAATGCTGCTAATCCAGCAGGGGCATCAGAAGAAGAAATTGACCCTGACACAAATCCACTTCCTGAGGCTATTTCAGCACCTTCTGTTTCTGATTCACAGACAAGCGTTAAGCCTTTACCTAACAAGGATAAGCCTTTACCTGACACACCAAAGCCAACAGATGACATTGTCAATACAGCAGATTTTGAGAAAGCTGGCGTTCCATCTAAGTCAGAAGTTAAGCAAGGACTATCTCGTTTGAAGATTTTGCCTAACGCTGCAGGAGATCATCCTGCTTCTGATAACCCTGAGCAAGTTGCCGATAGCGTTTCTAGCCCTTGGCCGATCGTTGAAACAGAGAACGGTAATTACCCAGTCAATCCTGATGTATGGAAAAAGGCTCAACTTACCCTTGTTAATATCAAAGAACTTTATGGCACAAACACGGCTTTAGATCGTTCTAATGTTGCTAATCACATTGAGGCTATGGGTCAAGCTCTAACTGCTTATCGTAGTTATCCGCTTGTCTATAACGATGGCGAAAAGAACATCATCATTGACGGACATCATCGCCTATTTGCTATGTGGTTACTTGGTTTAGATCAAGCCCCTGTATGGTTAGGCACGCCTGATATGGCTAAAGAAGCGAGCGCAGAAGTTAAAGCGTTCCTCAAGTGGGCTAAAAAGGGTGGAGCAAACCGCCGCGACTTTACATTCAAAGCACTAGACCCAATCGTTGCTGATGCTCTTAACCGTTGCGCCTTTGATGGCGATATGGATACTGCGTACTCCTTGGCTAAGGCTTATCTGCAATGACCCTCGGTGTCCATCAAGTCGATGGGCGCATAGCGGCTAACGCAGCAATCAAAATCCGCGCCGCGCTTCGAAAGAGCGTTGATGCGAGAAAAGTCATTACCGACTACGCACTTACTCATCCAGTAAAGTCAGATAACCCTGCTCAAGATCGCGCTCGCGCTCGCGCGTGGGCTATGCACAATGTCAATCTAGATCAAACCGCTTTAGAGCTAGTGCTGAGAAAACATTACGCAGATATGTATGTGACTGGCGTTGTTTCTACTTACGAGGCATTTGGCAAGGTTCAGCGCAACAAGAAGGCTCAAAAAAATCCACCGCATAATTGGAATCCTGACAAACTAGCCCTTAACGCGCTTAAAAATGTTGTGAATTGGGATACTTGGAAGCCGGGTAACGCTGCCGCTTCTGCTTTATTGAAGCCACCCGGCGGGTTAGAGAAACTACTCAACGGCATCAAGATCGTGTCACTAGATATGAAGAACACTAGTTATGACCGACTCGGCACTCAACTAGCAGATGGAATTGCAGTTGGATTAAGCCCTACAAAGCTCGCATCATCTATTCAAGACTCATTATCAACCCCTGAACGCTCTTTGACTATTGCTTTGACAGAAGGCTCACGCGCTGCCAATGCTGCAACTATGGATTCTTACGCCGCACTTGGAGTAGCACAGATTCAATGGGTTGCTGCTGACCCTCAAGATGAGGAGTGCGACATTGACGGCGAGATAGTTGATGTAGATGCTGAGTTCTCTAATGGTTTGACAGGTGATGATTTGCCAGTTCATCCAAACTGCCGTTGTTCTACAATGCCTGTTGAAACAGATTATGCAACATTTGATTACGGTGCTGCTTTGGATGAAGCTCTCAACGCAGACGAATGAAATAAGCATTACAATTTAACATAATCCGAGATAAGGAAACTCAATGGCTCTTAATCACTCAAATATCACCGTCGGTACAACTCCAACTTTGCTAGTCACAATTCCAAATGGTGTTGGTTATGTAGCCGTTCAAGTTAATAACCGAGATTCAGCCGCAATTTTTCTTGGCGACAATGCGGTAACAAATACAGTTGGTGTAAATGGTGGCCAAAATCTTGCCGCAGCAGGTAGTGTCCAAATATGGATGCACGGCAACGATAGCCTCTATGCAGTTTCAGCAGCAGGTACATCAACAGGCGCAGTTTCAGTTATCTACTCAGCCTAAAACTTATGTCAGAAACTTTTGTTCCACCTGCGGGTGCAGCGAGCGCAGCAAAACGCGCACTTGGCTGGATTGCAGATGGTAAGGCTGGAGATGGTTTTACTAGCACAGGTAGAACAAGAGCAGGACAACTTTCAAGACGAGAAGGATTATCAACCGATACCATTATGCGTATGGTGAGCTTTTTTGCTCGTCACGAAGTTGATAAAAAAGCCGAGGGGTTTAACCAAGGCGAAAAGGGTTTCCCATCAGCAGGTCGTGTTGCTTGGGATGCTTGGGGTGGAGATGCTGGAAAGTCTTGGGCTGAAAGTATCGCTTCAAAATTAAACAAGGAGAAAGCAAATATGGCTACAGATTTTACTAATTCGTACGCAGCGATTATTAAGCAAGAGAAGCAAGAGGATGGTTCACTTTTAGTTTATGGAAAAGCAACTGATGACTCTTTGGACATTGACCAGCAAATCTGTGACGATGCTTGGCTTTCTTCGGCTATGCCTGAATGGTTTAAGTCAGGTGGAAATATCAGAGAACAACATTCATCTATCGCAGCAGGAGTAGCAAAGGAATATGAAGCTAAAAAAGACGGTCATTACATTAGCGTTCTTGTTGTTGATCCTGTTAGCGTTAAAAAAGTTGAGTCAGGCGTACTTAAGGGATTCTCAATAGGTATCAAGTCACCTCGCGTTGTACGCGATCAAAAGGCGGCTAACGGTCGTATTATTGACGGACAGATCGTTGAAGTTTCACTTGTTGATAGACCTGCTAACCCAAATGCCAAGTTAATGCTTGCTAAGAGCGTTGAAGGCGAAACATCACTTGTCAAGGTTGAGGAATACTCAGAGATCGAAAAGAAAACAGATTATGAGGCAATTATTCCTGAGCGCAAAGGTTCACCTGCTGATAAAGACCTATATGCAGAAGTAATTGCTGCTGCTAAAAAGAAGTTTGAAGTGTACCCATCTGCCGTTGCGAATGCGTGGGTATCAGGTGAATACAAACGGCGCGGTGGTACATACTCTAATAAAGAAAAGGGAAAATCTATGTTGGCAGAAGTTATCAAAGAGTTACAAGCAGATGCAGCCAAGTTCGATCAAGCATCTTATGATGCTGCTCGCCGAGGTATTGCTCAACTCATTATTTCAGAGGCAACCGAAGTCGCTGAAACAGACTCAGATGAGCGCGATGATATTGACACGCTTCTCTCAGCACTTAAGCACCTATTTAGTTTCCGTGATGGTGAACTAGAAGAAGATGAGGATATGAATATGACCACTAATGGTTCAACTATTGAACTTTCAGCTAATAAAGAGGCTGATTCAGAAGATATGACTACTGCAGATTGTGGTTGCGATGGATGCGCTGCTTGTAAGGCAGACGGCGGTTGCGATGACAAAATGTGCAAAGGATGTACAAAAATGGATAAGTCAGCAACAGTTAATAAGTGCCTAGAGTGCGGTTGCCATCAAGTCGGCGATACTCACGGTCTATCACAGGTAGTTATTCCGGGCGCAACCCCAACTAATGAAGTTGCAAATGTTTCTACTGCAGTATCACTTGACACCTCAGGCTCAATCAAGTCAGCCGAAGGTGAAGAAGTTGTTGCAGAAGATAAGCCAGCAGAAGAAGTTTCTGAGGAAACTCCTGCTGAGGTTAAAGAAGATGAAATTCTTGATGAGAAGTCAGTAACGGCTATCATCGAGAAGGCTGTAAAGAGTGCGACTGAATCAGTCAAGGCTGAGATCGCTGATCTTCAAGCTGCAACAAAGGC